TTACCCAGATGCTACGCCTTTACAAGGTGGCACGATAGTGGATAATAGAAGAGCATTAAGGAGCTTGGCGAAAGATAATTTAATGAATGCAATGATAGAGGAGCAATACAAATGAAAAAACTATTAATAACACTTAGCTTAATACTTAGTGCAACGCCAATCTTGGCAGAAAATATTGACATTACTGGAACAGTACAGAGTAGATGCACCGTGAATATGGATACGCCCGGCGCGTACGGAAACCCAAATGCCCACACACTTACGACTGCTCCAGCTAGTTCAGGAGCTGACCCTATTGTAAGATTTGATGTAACTCTTGCTAATGCTTATCACGCGCAAGTTAGTTACCCTACAGCATTTACTTCAAGTCCATCATTGTCAGACACCGTTAGCTGGGTAGGTACTGTTGCTGTAGCACAAATGAGTTCTTCTGACCAAAGTGGGTATCAGGCGGCTAGTACAACAAGTGGCTCGATGCGAAATTACGCTTTGGCTCACGCCGGCACTTTATGGATAAAAGCTACATCGGTTGCAACTTATGGTGGTGGTCAAGCTAAAGCTTTTCCGGGCGGCGCATATAAAGCAGTAGTATTAGCTGAATGTATCGCTCAATAGGGATATGTTTATTACTGTTTAATTACACAGTATATAGTCATGAGATGACACCGACCTATCCGAAGTGGCAGATTAGTTCGGTACAAGGTGTAAAGAAAACAACCATGGAGTTGTGGAACTCTAGAGAGGATGTAGGTTATTATGAGGTTGGTGTATTTGATGGTGAGTGGAAACCAATACCATTTGTAACAGCTTATAAGATTATTAAACTTAATTATTTAAGTAAAGTTAATTTTGATATTTACATAAGAGAAAAAGACATAGTAGAAGCTAGATACGTTTGTTCTTTGTCTAAATTAAGGAGTAACGATGAGAGTAAGACTTTGTTAGCAACTAGAATATGCTCAAAATTCAAATAAGATGTTTGTTATTAGCTGTTCTTTGCACACAATCAATGGCTAGTAGTACATCGCTTAATCTAGCATTGCCTAGTGCTGGTGTTGGTTATGGTACAGACAGTATTAAAGCTGGTGATTTAGACTGCCAAAATTCTATTGGCGGAAGCACAAATTTTGAATTAGGTTTAACTGGGATAGTAAATAACGCTACTTCTTTGTTTAGTACAGATGATAAAAACAATCCACAGACTAAAGATTTTGGAATTTATGCACGCATAATTGTGCCATTAGACGCTCCAAAAGAACGAATTAATTGTAATACCCTGTACCAACTTGAACTACAAAGACGCAGACTAGAGGTAGAAAAGTTGCGCGCAGAGATAGAACTGTTAAAATCTATGCAGATAGGAGATGGATTTGACAACTGATTTAGGTGACAAGGTAGCAAAGATAGAAGGCTTAGTCGATAAGAGGATTAAGATTGGTAGCCTTAGATTTACCTATACGCAGTTAGTAGGTGCGTTTGCCTTGCTTGGCAGTATTCTAGGAACGCTTTATGGAGGGTTCTTAATGTATCAGAAGGTAGAGTCCTTAGCTTCATTAGACCTTGGAGCTATAAGTTCTCAGATGAAGAAGACCTCTGCTGACGTACTCCGGGTAGAAGAAGTAGCCAAAGAGATTAAAGTAGAGCTAAAGGAAGACCTTGCTAGGCTTAGAACGTCTAGTTATAATCTTGAAAATAGAATTGACACTAAGCTTCAGTCTATTGATGTACGTATTACTACGATGGATAATAAGCTTGATAAATTTGACATACAGCTAGATGCTACAGAAGAAAAACTAATGAAACGAATACAACAGTCATTAGACAATCCATTAAACAACTGATAACATAGGAGATACTATGAAAAAAAGAAATAAAAAACCACCAGTTAAAAGATACTAATGACTGCACTACAACAAAAACAACTCGATAAACACGAGAAGCAGATTGCTGACCTTTATAAAGACGTTAGAGAAATTAAGAATATGAATCTTAAATTTATGTCTATGGGTAAAGGATTGTTAATTGGTTTTGCTGTTATGGTAGCAACTGATATAGGAATTGGTGAACTACTGATGAAACTTATATGATTAGTTTTTTAGCAAACATAGCACCAATAGCACTAGGCTTTCTTGGTAAGTTATTTGCTTTGAAGAGTCAAGCGGCTCAAGAACAACAGAAACTAATGATAGAGAACATGCAAGCTCGCAATGATTCTATTAATCAAGCAAGAGCGGCGGCAGACAAAGAATCACCTATGGCGGCTTGGAACAGGCGAATAATTATTCTTGTAATTTTAGCGCTTGTAATTTTTACGCAAGTAGCACCAGTCGTTTTTAATGCAGAAATGGTTATACCAACAACTAAAGAGGGTTTAAACTTTTTAGGTTTGTTTCAACTTACCCCGGATGTAGTCGAATACATAACTGTACAAGCTGGTTCAGTAGTCAAAATGGATGAACTATTCGGATGGGCAACCATGATTATTGAGTTCTATTTCGGCGCACAGCTCGCCAAAGGCAAATAAAAGGAGAAGATATGCCAGTAAAAATTGAATACCAAGAGATGCCACACATGATGCCAGTACCTATGGAAACTAAATCCAAAGGTTTTGTAGGAGGAATTATCTTATGGCTCACTAAGACTAGAACGTGGGAAATTACTAAAGATTGGAAATTTCACATAACACATGATGGTAACACACATCCAACGTATTACGTCATTCCTAAAGGATTTATCTTTGATGGTGCTTCAGTACCTAAACCATTAAGAAGTTGGCTCTCACCTATGGGTGTCCTCTTGAGTGGTGGTCTCGTACACGACTATGTGTATAAATTTGAAGTTCTCAAGTTAGGTGGCAAGAAGGGTGCTACAGAGAAAAAGACTCAAAAATGGGCAGATATGCTCTTTAGAGACATTTGTGTAGATGTTAACGGATTTAAACTGATTAATTACCTAGCGTACTACGCACTTAGATTAGGTGGCTGGTTAGCTTGGAACGGTCATCGCAAACGCAACGTACAATGGAATGACTCTTGAGTGAAATTGCACAGATTGAGTTACCACCTAAATTAGTACCAATATTTGAAGGCGAGGCAAGAATTAGAGCCAGCTATGGTTCTAGAGGTTCAGGCAAGACTCGTTCATTTGCACTAATGAGTGCTGTCTTTGGCTATCGCTGGGGTAGCTCAGGTGTATCCGGTACAATACTTTGTGGTCGTGAGTTTATGAACTCATTAACTGAGTCATCTTTAGAAGAAATTAAAGCGGCTATACGTTCAGTACCTTGGCTAGAAGATTATTATGAGTTAGGTGACAAGTACATTAAAAGTAAGGATGGACGAATTACGTACACTTTTGCTGGTCTAAGACGTTCACTAGACTCAATTAAATCTAAGTCTCGTATCTTATTAGCTTGGGTAGATGAAGCAGAGAATGTAAGCGGAAGAGCATGGGATGTGCTACTACCATCTATACGAGAAGAAGACCTTAGTATTGGATTTTCTTCAGAGATTTGGGTGACATGGAATCCGGAGTCAAAATATTCTGCAACGCATGAAAGATTTAGAGCTAACTTTCCTAGCAATTGTAAAATAGTTAAGTTAAATTACACAGACAATCCTTGGTTTCCAAAAGTTCTTGATGACCAACGCATAGAAGACAAAAAGAAACGTCCGGATATGTACGAACACATTTGGGAAGGTGGATTTTTAGTTTACTCAGAGGGAAGTTATTACAGCTCTGAAATGAGAAGAGCTAAAGACGAAGACAGAATTGGTACAGTAAGATATGACAGAGCTAAAGGAGTAGTAACAAGTTGGGATTTAGGGGTAGGCGACAGCACGTCAATCGTTTTCTCACAATTTATTGGTACTGAAATTCACATCATTGACTATTATGAAGCATCAGGTGCTGGACTAGAGCATTACGCTAAGGTGTTACAAGACAAAGGGTACGTTTACGACCAGCATGTATTTCCACATGACGTTAGAGTTAGAGAATTGGGTACAGGTAAGAGTCGTATTGAAACATTAGAAGGTTTAGGAATTAGAGATATTGAAATAGCACCTTCATTACTTATAGATGATGGCATTCAAAAAGTTAGAGAGCTGTTGGACAGATGTTATTTTGACGAAGTTAAGTGTGAAAAATTAATAGATGCTATGTTAAATTACTCAAGAGATTGGGATGACAATGGTAAGACGTGGAGAATGAGACCAAAGCACGATTGGAGTTCACATGCGGCAGACTCGATGAGGTATCTTGCTATTGGGTACACACCTTACAATGAAGCTTGGGATAAACCTTTAAGAAGAAACATAAAAGGTGTTGTTTAATTAGATAGTCTTTAATGCTAATCGCCACATTGGGTCTTCGTAGCGTAATAATATTTCTTCTTTCTTTTGTTTTCCTTTAGGTCTACCACCTTTAGCTTTATTAAATGGAGCAAATATTTGAACAGGGTCGGTGTGTCTGTTTAAACGATTTCTTGCGGCTGATTCTGTACAACCAAGTTCTGCTGATAATTCTCTTGATGTTATTTTTTGACCATCGTCTAGCATGTACGTCAGAGTTCTACGCTTACCCATTAGTGAATGTACTGCTCGTACTGTGAGAACCACAAAGCTATGTATACGATTGCAGTAACTTCAATAATAAAACCAACTGAATAGAAAAAAATTAACCATGACCATAACTTTCTCATTGTTTTCTCCTATGTATGTCAACTAATCCACTAAACAAAGCATTGCGTGTTTGTGTAAAGACAGCTAATCTTTTTGCTAGTATCTTGGATTCTGCATCACCTTTTAACAAAGCACCTAATATATCCATTGCTTTCTCACCTTTAGTTTCTTTATCAGCAAAAGCCATAAGCTCTTTATCTGTAAATTTATTTTTCATCAGGCATACCTAGTGTCATTAACAACAGCGTAGCACCAGCGCTAACCAGTCCTGTACCAATCAGCGCAAGCAATGGAACTGTAGTTTCAATTAAGAATGTCATAGTTTTCTTCTATAAGATTTGCCATAGACTTTCTTTTATCTAATTCTACACCTTTTTTTCTAAGTCTTTTTTCAAGTTGAGCTTTAGTAAAATGTTCTGTAATGTGCTGTATGTTCAGCGATTTACTCCAGTATGGACGTAGTTTAGTCATTGTCATTCTCCTTATCTATATCTTTTTGGGTTAAGAAACCAGCGCAGTTGCTCATGATTTCGCTCGTACAAATAAGCTGGTCATCATCTATCACGTTCGGTGGTATTAATAATGAATCATGCTTATCTTGCAATGCACTACAGCCTGATAACAATAGCGCTAATACAATTATTTTAAAATGGGATGTCATCGTCAAACTCCTCAGATGCAACCGGGGTAATAGAAGCTGGAGCATCAGCAATTTGTTGAGCTGGAGCTTGAGTATTAACTTTCTTAGATAAAATCTTTAGCTCAGAACCAAAGCCGCCAAGCTTTACCTCAGTCACGTATTTCTTTTCACCGTTTGCGGCAACATAGTCTCGGTGAGTAAGCTGTCCTTCTATGTACAATTGAGTACCTGTATCGAGGTCTAATTTTTGTACAACTTCCGCGAGACGATTAAAAATTGTTATGCGGTGGTATTCAGCCTTGGACTTCTTTTCTCCGGAAGTTTTATCTACCCAAGATTCGTTTGTTGCTAAATTTAACAGAGCTACTACTCCGCCAGTTGACGTGTTTTTGATTTCTGCTGGCTTGGTTAAGTTACCAATCAACATGACTTTATTGACCATTACATCTCCTTATATTAAATTAGGTGGTTACTTAACGGTAACCAATCGGTAGCGTTTGTTTTAACTTTACGAGGCTAGGACACCCCGACTTCAGCATAGGTGCTACACCTCTGAGTTCTTTTTTGCTTCTGCTGTGGCAAACTTCACAATACGTTCAAGCTTATCTGCTTTCTTAGTCTTAGCTTCATCAGCTATTTTAACCGCACGTTCAGTCATATATGCAGATTCATCAGACCTTAATTCTTTCCATACAGCAGTCTTGAGAGGTACGTTACCTTTAAAGTTAGTCAGCACTTCTAATATTCCTTCTTCATCTGCTTCTTCAATAGCCATTGATAAAGCTTGAGATATGTACGCTACTGCTGACGCCATAGTTAATTCATGATGTGCAATGTTAGACTGTTGCAATTTAGCGTTCTCAATTTCCTCAAAACTTGCGACCTGACCGCTTGGCATTAGACCGACACCGAACGCTAGGCAACGCCCTATAGCGCTAGTTTCTGCACATTCAATATGAGATGTCTTGTTAATGTTACTAGCTCCCATGTCTTCTTTTGCATGTCCTGTACCTGTAATAACTCCATCAACAACAGCATGAGCTTTAAAAATTACTTGCCCATCTTTGTTATGTACTATCTCAGTAAGAATTTGCCCATTCTCGTACATTTCTTTAAAGGCATGAACCCTATTAACCACCATGGCATAATCTGCTCCGCCTTGTACCTTAGTTGTCTTAACTGTTGCCATTATTTCTCCTTAAAATTTAGGGGCATAATAAACCCCATGGTTTAACAGCTCTTTATAATATTTTGTTTGAGCTGTATAAAAATCTAAATTATCTGTTTCATCAAATTCAGCATCACGTTGCAAGTGTAAAAATTTCTTGTACATCTGCAACGTGTCTTCTAAATTGTTATCCACTAACACGACCTATGTAGACATATTTTGCCCACGTACATGGCGTACCAAATCTGTTAGTACCTTTCATTATCTGAGTAGGTTCAACAAATTGATGACCTAATTCTTTTAAATCAAATACGACAGCCGCTAATCTTGTAATAGCATAAGTGTCATCAGCCTCACGAGGTGTAATACTTCCGTTAGTCCTAAGATAAGATAAGACTTGTTCTTTTTGGTTACTCATCATCGCTCTCCTTAGTTGGTGGTTCTTGGTTGTCTAACTCTTGTAAATTTTCTTCAGAGTTAATCTCATCGTAGTAGTAATCTGATATGCTCATTACTTACCTCCTACTAAAATTTCACAAGATATTCTGTCTTGTAAGACACTTCTAATAATATCTGTAAAATCGTAATCA